ATAACTACATGGTTGCCTATAGTGGTGTATTGCCTAGAGTGCTTGCTTCTATGATTAGGGAAGCAGAGTCTGGTAATGTACAAGCAGCTAGATTGGTGTTGGAGCATAGTGGTAAGCTGGTTAAGAATGTAAACGTAACTGTTGACAGTCCTTTTGATAAATGGTTACATAAAGCACAAAGGGCAGATATACAAGATGCGGAAATCGTTGAAGAAGTTTTTGAAGAACTACCGGAAAGTCCCACAGAAGAGTTGCCACCAAGAAACGAGGAAGATCAGAACCTACGCATGCAAAGAGAATCTAAGGCTATTAAGAAAGCTGTAAAAAACGCAGAATACAACGCTAAAAGGCGAGAATGGTATAAATGGACTAAAAGAGCAAAAAAGGTCGGAATACAGCCCTTAAAAGCCTCAAAACCTACTAAAGGTCAAAGAAAAGAATGGGAAGAATCAATAATAAGAGCAGAAATAGATGCCAAACAAGAAAGCAAAGCAAAGAAAGCAACTGAGAAAAAAGAAAAGTAAAGAGATTAAAGATTACAAGCGGAGGCAGTATGAGCAACGGAAAAAACTTCGGAATCTTAATCAAGAATAACTTTATCATCAATTTCTACACTTTCCTCAACCAATTGACAATAACAGAACTCTTTACATACTGAAAAACCTGTAGCAGGAAGACCAATAGCTTCCCATTGATCTAAGGTGGCTACTTCACCGATACGTTCTTGGCAGTCTACACATATTTTTGGAGATCCTACACTAACCCACCTAAAATTTACGCTATCCCCATAAACTTCAGACTGTCCGATCCTATTTGCTTGCATAACTCCTGATACGATTCCTCGCTTAATGTTATTAGAGAACTTTCCAAAGACTCGTCCATTAGTAAGTAGGTCGTTTCGTATTGTGTCTGCGATTCCTTGATTTCCAATACCTGCATTTCTAAGGATTGCAATCTCTCGTTCAATCTCTGTTGCAAAGACATCAATCGCATAAGAGATCCCAAGTGTGACCCAGAGAATGACGTTCTCATCACCTTCCTCAAGAGCTCTCGTATTTTCTTCTTCATTTAGTCTCTCCTCTGCCATTAGAAACGAATTGTCCTTTTGTGTCTAAGAGCTTTTGCTATTTTTTTATGAAATTCAGTTAATGATATAGCAATTTGCTCCCTAGTCTTGCCTCTAAAATTGCCTTTGTTTGTAAAAAAAGGATTTCTAGGTGCCACATGAGTGCCTATGGCGTTTGGTATAAACTTTCTTGTCCATTTATTTGAGACTATATTAAAACCATCCATATGGTACTTTGCGTATTTATTAACCTCAATACCTTGATCAACTTCCTTTATAGACCTTAATAGTGATCCAGAGTGAAATAATGCGTTATTTGAAGTCCTTGCAATATTCTTTCTTTTATTTGAAAGGTATTTTTTTGAAATATCAAGTGTAGACTTTTTTAAATTCCTTAACTTGCCATCCCTGATCATCTCTATCGCATCATCAGCAACAAATTTTTTAATTTTTGAAGTATGCTTAGACTGTATTTCAGGCAAAGCCTTTAGCAGTTTTCCAAAGTCAAAGGTAGTTGTGATTGATTTTATCATATTAGTTTTTTTGCGAATTGTTTGCCTAGTTTTTTAGCCTTTTCGTACTTATTAATATGCAAAATAATTTGCTCTTCTGCAACTCTTTCAGCCCATTGTCTAGGATTATCTAGTATTTCTGCAATAGAATCTTCAAATGTTACTTTAAAGTTCTGTAGTTGTTTCAGCTCTTTGACGTGCTGCTTCAAAGATTGTGAGTTTTTGGTTTTTCTGTTTGTTTTCGGCAACTATAACCTCCGCTTCTTCTAATGTTACGTCATCATTATATTCTTTATAAAGTTGTGCTTCTGATACAATGCCAAGCTCTAGTCTATGCTTATCCCATTGTATTTGATCTTGAACCGACTTAGGATACTCAGGTTCATTAAAGTCTATACCGAATGACTCCATGCTCGGTAACGCTATGCCCTTTGATTGGGCTATTTTTCTTTCTACATCGTACAATTCAGACTCATACAACTTCCATAGAGCTTTATCATCTTCGTAGTCGTTGTGAGCTTCAAGATCTTTTATCATCAAGCTAAGTCCAGAGGGAACTTCTCCACCTTGTTGAGCCCATTGTACCCATAGGTGATTATTTGTGGCTACAAGTTCTATTTGCCACCTGATGTTCTCTATAACATCCATAACTTTGCCTTCTGGAGCAACTATATTATAAGTAGCTCCCTCTGGTAATTCTATAGTAACATTTGATCCAAATCTCTGTTTGTCACCTAAATCTGCACCTGTTGCTACAGGTTGTCCAAACATTTGGAATCTAAGTCCTAGTTGCATTTCTGTCATCGCAATATTAACATGCTCGTTGCAATTAACTATGTCATTTGCACCCTCTACATAAAAAGAGTCTGTTTGATTCTCTCTGTGGGTAAAAACAAAAGGCAGTACACCATGACCATGCTCTTCTTCTTCAAGAATATCTCCATTCTCATTAAATATTGTGTATAGCGTGTCATCCCAATGTATATATTGACTACCATCTGACCTTGAAACATCTTCAACAGGCTGCATAAGGGGGTAGGCTATAGAAGATGGCTTAAAAGGATCATCATTAAAGAAAGGGTAGAAATAATATATAGGTCTATAGTCAAAATAACCAGAGTTTGATTCATTGTTATTCCAAAGAACACGAGTTGCTATAGTCCCAACTAACCTTGTTGCTCTCTCTACATGCTTCATTCTTGCATTTTTAAGGAAGGTCATAGAGTTATATCTATCATTTACATTTCTTACAGCTCCAATCGTGTAAATGCGACTCATTTTATTTATAAACTTTTTAGTGATATTGGATTCGTAAGGAGGTATTTCTGAAAAAGCATCCGCCTCAAACAATCTTGCTATATAATCAGCAACATTATTTCCATTGTAATAATCAAGGAGTTTTTCTATATATCCCTCCCTTTGGTTGCCATTAAACAACTTTAAAGTTTTTAAGCTTTCTTGTATCATTCCGTAATCCATTATCTTCCCCTTATTTTAATCTCTCTGTTTTTGATTGGAAACCTGTTAATAAAAAAATATCTAACCATATCGCATCCATGGTCGTGATGCCCGTCCTTTAATGACTCAGGTTTTAAATCTCCTGAGTTTTCAGGGTATCGTAGTGATTCTAAATCTTCTTGTATACCTTTACATTTTTCATCTATGTGAAATCTTATTGAACCGTCTGCGGCTTCTAAGAAACCTCTAACATGACTTTCCCCTGAAGCCTTATTTCTTGAGGCTTTATCTCGAACTGTTTTAACTTTTATGCCTTTTCTTTTAAAAATCTCTATATCTCCTAATCCTGATTGACCTTGAGCTTGCATGCCAGCAGGGTCTCCGTAGTATTCTCTAACATAATATTTTTTATCTTTTATTCTTTGGGCTAGGTCATCAGTTTTAATGTTTGATTCATGCAGTATTTCATCTATCATGTTTACATGAGTTATACCTCCTACTGAGTAAGTTTGAAACCATCCTACAGCAGGCATCCTATACCCAAAGTCAATAGCACAAAACGTAGGGAAGTTTGGGTTGTATCCATATTTACCGACATGTGTATTTCTGTCAAACGGATAAACTTGCCCTGCAAACGATGTGAATTGCGCTCCATACTCTTGATTAAACACTTCCTTAGACATGTTTCTTTTTCTTTCAACTATAACAGAATTGTTTTTGCCGCCGGGATAAGCATATTGATTTTCCCATGATGGAGCTGTATGGCTTTCCCACATCGGATCTGACTTACCTAATAAGAATTTATCGTAAAGCCAATTAAACCCTTGAGGAGTTGATATAAAGATTGCTTTGCCATTTCGCCTTCCAACAGCAGGAGATAAGTACATGTCCCATATCTCTTGCTTCATTTTTGCAGCTTCGTCCATAATTGCAAGATCATACTCATCACCAACAAGGGAATCTGGGTTATCAGCAGAAAGCCCCTCAATAGAAGAGCCCCATTTAAACCTTACATACTGATCTTTTTCAGAAGCCTTTACAACATCATTCTTGTTAGGAACGACCATCGTTCTCCATATTTCTTCAAAAAGCAATTTAGATTTTTTATAAGACAGTCCCACGAGTGCGACCTTCTTGTTAGGAAGAGATGCAACAAAAGATGCTTCTTTTGCAGAGCTGAAGGTTTTACCATAACCCCTTCCACATATCATTACAAAAAACCTTGCACTTTGTTTCTTAGGGAAATGCAGTTTATGTTGACCTTGATGGGGCTTATAGTCCATAAACTCAAACCATTGTCTTTTAAATTTTCTTAAATCATTTCCCATATTTTTTTAACTATTATCGCAAAATATTTGCATATAATAGTCATTGTAATTTAAGTTACGATAGGTGATTTATGCAATATATAGTATAAATCTTTTTTAAAACACAACATGGAGGGCAGTATGTCCGAAGAGAAAATAGTAGCAAACAAATCAGTAGAGGAAGTTACTACACAGAACGAATCTCAGATTCAGCCCGAATCTGAAGGTTTAATTGCAGAAAGCAAAAAGTATCGCAAGAGGGCACAAGACGCTGAGGCACGAATTGCTGAACTTGAAGCTAAATTCAATGAGCAAGAAAATGCCAAGCTAAAGGAGCAAGAGGAGTTTAAGCAGTTAGCTGAAAAGCTAGAATCTCAACTTAATCAGACCATGCCTTATAAGGAAAAATTTGAGGCTATGGAGCAAAAGAACAAAGAAAAGCTACTTCAAATGCTTCCAGAAAGCAAGCGTGATGAATTTAAAAACAAAGATTTAGATGTCTTGGAATTTATGGTTGAAAATCTTGCCACTAAATCTGCATCTGAACCTCAAGCTAGAGGGGTGGTTCAATCAAAGAAAGATGTTTCTAATTGGTTGGACTTAACACCAAAAGAGCAGAAAAGTAATTGGAGGGACATCCTAAATTCCTATAAACAAAAAAAATAACCCTATTTGAAGGCTTCGGCAGTTGATAATAGGTAAATTTAGGAGATAAAAAAAAATGGCGAATATAAGTGATCCATTGGATATTAATATGCTGCAAGGTGGTGCTTCGGCAGCCGCATCAGATTCTGTAGGTCAAGAATTTGTACCTGAGGTTTGGGGACAAGCTATTCTTGACAAATTTAGACAAAAAACAATGATGTTGCAACTTGCTAATGACCTATCATCAGAAGCAGCTGGAGGTGCAGATGTAATTCACCTACCACACATCGGTGTCACACCGTTATCATCTGTAGTACAAGGAACTCCGATAGCCTCAGATGTTACAACAGGAGGATCAATGGTAGCAACTGAAACTCAGCTAACTATAGATCAACATAAAGTAACATCTCTATGGATACCTGATGCTTTAAAAGCACAGGCTTCATACAATTTGTTCAACATGTACTCTGATCAGTTGGCTTATGCTATCAGCAGGGGCGTAGATAACTACTTAATGTACAAGGTTGCTAGCAATCTTAGCACAGTATATGGAACAGCTACAGGTGTTGCATTTGCAGCAACAGACGGAACCATAGATTGTGGCACAGCATTAAGTGCTTCTATATTAGGAGAGTTGATGGAAAAATGTACTATAGAGACAGGGTCTATGGAAGGATGGTCATTAGTTTTAGGAACAAAACTATATGGTAGCCTTGCAAATCTTGACTCAGGTGCAGGTTTTGTTAGAGGTTCTGCTTCACCAGCAGGGGCTACATTTGCTTCATCAGGTGTTGTTGGAAATATTCTAGGTATGCCTGTCATACTATCTAACAGCCCATACCTTGAAGTTGAAGATGTGGCAGTAGACGCTGACAAAGGTATCACAGCTTGGGAAGGTTTTGATACAAGTGGAACAGGCGGAGATGATTCAACTAATGATGACGCTCTTAGAGGTTTCGCAATTCACAACTCAGCATTGTATTATGCTGCTGCTCAAGCACCAAGAGTACAACAGTCTTACCAGCATACAGAATTATCTGATTTAATTACAGTTGATTCTATATATGGCTGTGCAGTCAGAAATGCTAACACTACAGGCGACAGAAGAATTGTCGCATTGATTGACAATAAATAATAGTTAATTGATAATAGAGGGGGTGGGAAACTGCCCCCTTTTATTAATATGAAATTAATAGACGAAATTAAAAAACACGAAGGATTTAAAGATACAGTATACAAGTGCACTGCTGGGGTAGACACTATAGGATACGGCTTTGCGGTTAAGGACTTAGTCTTAGATCAAGATATTGCCGATATAATCCTTCAAAGAAAGCTAAATCATCTAATAAAAAGAATTAAAAGAACATTTACTTGGTATGACAGAATACCGGAAAAGGCACAACATGTAGTGGTCAATATGTGCTACCAACTAGGTATTGGGGGTGTTTCTAAGTTCAAGAAAACACTTTCTTACCTTAAAAACCACAAATGGCAAGAAGCTTCAGTCGAAATGCTAGATAGCAAATGGGCTAGGCAGACACCAAATAGAGCTGTAGAACTGAGCAACATTATCAAATCTCTATAGGAGAATATATGGATTCAGTCAGGACTTTTCTTTCTAACCCACACACAGGTGTAATGAGCACCATATTCGGAGTTAGCGTTTCACTTACAGAAATAGAGATATGGCTTAGAATAGCCACTTTAACCGCAGGTCTTGTTATTGCGGTATTAAATTTTATATACAGAAGGTAATATGGCTAAAACAATAAAAAGGGCAGTCGTTACTCCAGATAAACACTTCCCTTACGCAGACATGCCTAGCATAAAGGTGTTATGCAAGGCTATTGAAATAATAAAACCTGATATTTATGTCGATCTTGGCGACACAGGAGAGTGGGAAGCTTTCTCTCATTGGAAGTGGAAAAGAAAAAAGAAGCCACCTCTTGAATATATGATAAGAGACCTTGATAATGACGTTAGAGATGTAAACAAAGGAATGGACATTATTGACGAAGCTCTTGATAAAGCTGGAACTAAAGAAAAACATTTTTGTGAAGGAAATCATGAGAATTGGATGAATATGTTCGTTGATGAACATCCTTACCTACCTGAATACAAATCCCACAAAGCCTTAAATTTATCTGAAAGAGGGTACAAGTTTCATCCTATGGGTAAGCATTTAAAAATAGGTAAATTGTACTTCTATCATGGTCATCAATATGGAGGTCAATATCATACTGCTAACCACCTTAGAAAACTAGGAGTAAATGTAATGTATGGACATTGGCACGACCTACAACACATGACAGCTACTCACATGGACGGTGTTAAAGCAGCATGGAGTATTGGCTGTTTAAAAGATATGTCTAGTGAGAAGAACCAATGGCTTGATTATAGAAGAATTAATTGGGCTCACGCTTTTGCTGTGGTAGATTACTATGGAAGAGGTTTTTTTACTGTAAATGTTATACAAATAATTAATGGCAAGTGTAGCCTTTGGGGCGAAATGTTAAATGGTAATTAAATGGATCCCGTAGCTTTTTTAGAGCAATTTGGAATCCCTTTGACAGTTGCCGCTGCTTTTGGATATTTTATCTGGAAGCAAAATCAATTTATTCAAAATGAGCTAATGGAAGAGTTGGACGAAAGGTTTAAAAGATTAGAAGCGATTACAATTAAACTTATCGACCAAATAAAATCTACACAGCTTGACTTCCAAGCACTAAAAGGCTACGTAGAAGGTATAGAAGATATATTAAAAAGATTGTTTAAAGGAAAAAATAAGATAGACTAATTAACCAATATTACTTAAATTAAGACAAAGGATATAGTTTAAATTTACCTCTTTGTCGCAAAAAAGGAGAAAGTATGGATATTTTTGGAACAATGGGAAGTTTCGTGCAAGACAACGTAAATCTAATTGTGGGTGGTGCTGCCACGACAGGAGCCTTGTGGTTTCTAAAGCAGATACCTAACGATCAGATTAAAATTAGAGTACATGATGGATGCATGGCTCTAGGTACTGCATTAACTTTAGGAATAACTAAATGGTCTCTTACTAAAAAAATATGGAACAAAACTGTAGAGCCTTGGTTTATTGACCTTATTGATAATGTTGTTGGTGGTGCTGTAGAAGGCTTTATTAAAGGATTAAGGAGTGACAACAAATGAGTCCCTTCGCAGTATTGAAACTTGTAAAATCTGCCAAAGACGTTTACGACTACGTATATAAAGAGAATAGTGCAGATAAACAATTAAAGTATCTTGTGGATGAAATTGCGTCAATGAGAAAAAGAATTGAAGAGTTGGAGGGAAAGTCACACCCTCCAGCTATTTCTAAGAAGGAGCTAACTAATATAAAAAAAAGGCTCACTAAATTGGAGAAAAAATAGATGGCAGGAACCACAGGAAAATCGTTAAGCACTTGGTACAAAGATCTCCTAAAGATAGAAAACTCTAACAATGGTGCAGACGCAACAGCTAGATCTATTTTTGATGCCCATGGGAATGAGACTTCAACAGCCATAAGCAAAGACCATTTGCAAGTTCAGCCTAAAAACTCAGACTCAACAACATCATTTAGCGTGAGGAATAAAAATGGGAACACAAAATTTCTTGTCGATACCAGCAATAATCATGTGCAGTCTCTTGGGGTGCATAATAACACTCAGTTTAAAAATTTTGGAGTCTTTGATATATCTCCTGTTGCTGGGACTCATTATGCTATGCCTATGGGTGGAACAGTCGGTAATGAAGATAGTGGTTCGGCTGATTGGGCGTTAACATCTTTCGGAACTGACGTAGACCCTGCTACATCTTTAACTGTGTCTTCTAGTGCACAAAACGTAACTCCATGTCTTTGGTATTTAGGTTATACTGTAAATATTGATGCTGTTAGGGTGATAGCTAGTGCTGCTGCCTCGACAACCTTAAATTTTCATGTTATGAAGTATACTTTGGGAACAGGCACAGGAGCTGGTGCTGGTGATCTTTCAAGTGGAGCAGTTCTTGCTTCTAATGGGTCGCCTTTAACAGTAGGAGATGATAGAATTACAACCACAACCTTAACCATCGCCACCTCTGCGGTATCGGTAAATTCAGTTATTTTATGTATGGTTGAGAATGTCGGTGGAACAGATGACGTAACAGCAACAATGGAAGTTGCTTATCATATAACAGGAACATAATGAAGAACTTGAAGGTAAATAATGAGATTAACGAGCATCTTCAACCTATTAAGACAGATGAAGTTTCAAGCTCCTTGGAAGTATCCAAGTCTAAAGTTAAAACTCAACACCTTCAAGTTGACGGAGATTTAACTGTCAATGGTTACATTGATGGAGCATTAAGAGCCGAATCAGAGCTTAATTTAGAATCAAATGGAACTATCAACCTAACATCATCTACGTCTTCGGTATCCAATGATATTACCTTAAACACAGGTGGTCGAGATCTGACCATTCAAAATGACACAGAAAAGATTATTGCTTTTTCTAATGGTGGTGGTATAGTTCCAACATTGTTATTATATGCATGGAACGGAAATACAGATGACTACCTAACTATCTATGCAGCAGGTAATAATGGAGAAATGACTATACAAACAATCGATGCAGCAGGAGAAAGTGCAGACCTTAAGATAGATGCAGATGGAGATATCACACTCGAATCAGAAAGTGATATTATAAAAATAACTTGTTCTGGAACTGAACAAGCAAGGTTTACAGCTACAGGACTGAACATAGCTCAAGGTCAAAAAATAGCATTAGACGGAACTACAACAGAAGACTACATATATGGAGACGGAACAGACGTTTTTATAGCTTTAGGCGATAGCGATATAACTACATTTAAGGAAACTGAAACACTTTCAGAGGTTCCTGTAAAAGTAAGAGAGTCAGCAAATGCAGTAGCAGACACAGCAGCTTATGGACAATTATGGGTAAAGAACGACACACCAAACTGTTTAGCTTTTACAGATGATGCTGGAACAGATATAATTGGAATAGGTAAATATCAATATGATATTAGAGTTTCTAATTATTTTGCATCAGCAGCAGGTAACTATATTCCACTAGCTGGCTATGTTATAGAAAGAACAACAACCGCAGGTCAAAACGAATTTATAGGATTACTTGCACCTTTTAATGGAACATTGGAATCTTTGCATTTTAGAAGCGAAATAGCACAAAACGGAAATTTTAGGATAATAATATACGAAGCATCTGACGGAACAGAAGTTCCCGGTACGCCCACAGGTCAATGGGATAGCACGCAGAATGAAGCAGACGACACAACTATGGTATTTGATTTTAATACCCTCTCAGCATCATCAGGCAATAATGTAATAACTAAAGGAAGATTATATATAATTAAAGTAACCAGCCCATCTACAAGTTACGACACGAACGTAACGACAGTATGGAAGTGGGATATAACATCATAGGAGAACAGAATGGCAAACTTAACACAAACATTGAATTTAGCTACAGGAAGAGGACAGAGCTATTCTTTCTCCTCTTCTAAAAGCTATGACGAAATATTCGACATAATTCAGTCTGTTGACAATACAGATGGATTTATAAATGTCACATCATTATCGGATACCGTAGGCACTAGCACGCTAGATGATATTAACGCATTGGTAATTCACAACACAGGTAGTGCTGCGGCTGAAATACAACTAACATTCCTTGAATACAAAAACAATTCGAATGTAGACGTTCAGAACTCAGTTGATCTAGGGGGTGGTTCAACAGCAACAAGGTTTATAACTTTTATGCTACCAGCTGGAGAGTATATACAATTACCCAATGCAAGGTTTGTAGGTTATAATGAAGATGCTTCTGCTGCTAACGCTGTGACTGTTAGTAACGCAGCTCCTGATTCAAATGCGTATGTAGATAGTGGTGCAGATTTAGATACAGCTACAAGTGGCGATGTTGCTTCAGATGCAACGGTCACAACAATCTATCTTGAAAACGGTCACACTAAATACTTTAGACCAAATGATTTGATAAGGATTGACAATGAAATTTTAAGAGTAACAGCAGTAGGGACAGGTGCTGATCTTGCTAACAGTACAATGACAGTAGAAAGAGGTCTTTATGGGTCAACAGCAGCTACACACTCAGACGATGCAGCTATAAGGCTTCCATTTTTTAACACTTACAATGACTTTGACCATGCAGATAAGCTAATGACAGACTCTTTAGGAAGATGGTGGAGTCAGAACTTTTTTGGATATGGTCGGAATGGAGACAATATAAGCACAGGTATAGTACCGGGATCTATAGCAATTAAATTTTATCAGCCCGGTTATCAAGAGTTTGGACTTTCAGGTGTAACAGCAGGAACAAACTCAGGTCTTACTGCATCAACCACTTATTACTTCTCTTGTGCTGTGGATGGTGGAACGACAGATAAGATAACCTTCACTACAGATAGCTCAAATGTAAACTTTGGAGGAACAAACGGAGTTATTCAGAAGATACAAGATCAATTTGATGCTTACTTCTACAACCCTGCCAAGAATATGTTTCAAGACAGAGTTACGATAGGTATAGTAAATGGAGATATTAGAGTTACATCAGGTCAGCATACATCGACATCAGCCATCGCCTTGACTACAAACACAGATGGTTCAGCAGGCACAGATGAGTTATTTGATGGGTCTAATGTTATAGGTAGAATACCAGCATCACCAGAAGCGGCTGTAGCAGCTAGGCTTCCTGATGACACAGTAAGAGATGGAGACAGCTACAAAGAAAGACCTAATACAGGAGCTTTTGTTATAGATGATGGAATGGGTAACTTGTCTGGCGCAGGAGTTACAGGCACTATAAACTATGAAACAGGCGAGGTTTATTTTATAGGTGCTCCAGCTAGGGCTAATTTTGTAGTCAGTCTTAATCATGACTCAGCTCACGCAGGAGGAATTAATAAGGGTTCAGGAACTGAAAATTGCATTACCACAGTAGCAGCAAGATCGTTAAATAGTAAAGTTAGAACACAAATTAGAGTATTAGCACTTAACTAAGGAGGTAATCATGCCATACGGAAAAGTAACATACGGTAAGAAAAGAGGTAGACCTTCAAAAAAAATGAAAAAAGTTAAAAGGAAGGTAAAAAGAAAGAAGACAGGTAAGTGAAATGGCTAAATATCGAGGAAGGTCAGTTAGACTGAACAAACCAACTAGAATTAGAAAAGGTCAAACAAGCTATGGAAGGAAAAAGTTTCAAGTGTTCGTTAAGGCTGGAAGTAGGGTAAAAAGAGTGACATTTGGTGACCCCAATATGCGTATAAAGAAATCAAGTCCTGCTAGAAGAAAATCTTTTAGAGCGAGGCATAGATGTGCAACCGCTAAAGACAGGACAACAGCAAGGTATTGGTCTTGTAAAAAATGGTAAATTATGCCTAGAAAAAAAAGAAGAAAAAGCACAGTAAATAAAGCAGGCAACTATACAAAGCCCAAAATGAGAAAAAGACTTTTCTATAGAATCAAAGCGGGCTCTAAAGGTGGAAGGGCAGGTCAATGGTCTGCAAGAAAAGCCCAAATGTTAGCTCGTGCCTACAAAAAAGCTGGTGGAGGCTATAAATAATGGCACTTAAAAAGTCACAAAAATCATTAAAGAAATGGACTGCACAAAAGTGGGACTATATTACTAAGGGTGATAAAAAGAAGCCTAGATCTAAAAGAGGTAGATATTTGCCTAAATCTGTAAGGGCTGGTTTAACAAAATCCCAAAAAGCATACGAAAACAGAAAGAAAAGAAAAGCAAGTAAAGCTGGTAAACAAAGAGCAAGTTATTCAAAATCAGTAAGAAAAAAAATGAGAGGTAAATAAATGGCAGCACCTATATATTGCACACATAAAGAGTTAAAGAGGGTATTTCCTCAGATTAGTTCGTATGACACTAAGACTCCTATCTATGGATGGGAAACAACAGGCACATCTAATTTTTACAAGTCTTACAATACAGGACTAATTACCGTTTTGTTTTTTGATGGCATAGAAGGAACAGCGGTTTCAGATGATCCTAATGCAAATTATGAGTTTAGATATTCAAGTGGGAATGACTCTGTAGAGATTTTTATTGATACTGCTAATCCCAATGACATGCTTATAGAGGCAGGGGAAGACTTTACTACCTTAATAACACAATTTAGGACAGATGCAAGCCGCTTTTTTGACTCAAAGGTTGACCCTAACTTACCTAAAGAACAATTAAAAGATAGTAGTGGTAATTTTGATTATTTAGTCGTAAGGACTACCGCTCTTATAGCAGCTGCTTTCCTAATCAGAGCCCAAGACCCAACAAATGAAATGGCTAACGCTCTTATGGAGGAAGCTCAAAACAATATTAATGATCTGAATGAAGGAAAGGCTGCACTTGGGTGGATGAATACTAGAGATAGCTCAAGAGGTATTATAAGAGACGTAACTTACACAGATGGCGAAATTCGCCCTGTAGCAACAAGAGGACGCTGGTATGGGGATTATGACCTAATTAAAGTAAAAATAGATACAGGGGGCGTTCTAGGGACTGCTACGTATAGTGTATTTGTCAAAGACAGCACTAAACTTAAAAACAACCAAATTATAACAAATGAAAAAATAACAGGTGACTTTCAAACTTTATCATCTGGTCTTGAAATTAGATTCGCGGGCTCAAGTGATTCAGCGACAGCTACGGCAAACAATGAATGGGAAATTGAAGTTAGTGGTGCAAACGAAGAAACTCATGCTTCTGGTGCAAAATCAGTTAAGATGAGTAGGTGGAAGAGATAATGCCTGTTACCTTTACAAATAATTGGAAAAACATATTGGATAAGCTAGAAAGCTTATTAAGAGCTGAGTTTAAAAATGCTTTGCCTGTGTACAGAGGAACTAAAGCTAAAGCTGGAAGTCAATTCCTAAGATTAGTACCACAAGATAGCGAGTTGCTTGAATATAACATTAATGGCGAAATAAGAGAGTTCACAATTATTACACAGTATTATTTGACAGATAGCAACACAAAAGAAACGGTATTGGATCATGTTTTGAGATATGTTTCAAGGATAGAGGCTTTAATTCACGACAACATAACCATGACATTGGCAGATAGCACTACAGCGTTTAATTGTAGATTTGAAAATACAACCTTAAATGCAGACGATGACGATACAACTTATCTTGTCGAATGGGAATACAAATGCCAACACTTAGGAAACGTATCTTAGGAGATAAAATGAAAATAAAACTAATAAATAAAGAAAAGCCTATTTCTAAGAAATGGTGCTTTAAATTTACAGGCTACGATTCATCTATTGTAGATAAAATAAATTCAGGCAAGCAAGTAAAGGTTGATAAAGTTCCAAAGCCTGCTTGGGATTATGTAGAAAAAATAATAAAAAAGAAAAAGGAGAGTAAATAATGGCTATTAATACAGCGGCTTTTTCACCAAAACAATTTGAAGTTGCCATAGCAGAGCAAGATGATTTTGGAACTATAGAGGCAGACGGTGGAAATCCCTATCACGGCTTAGATGTGGATTCTGTAGGATTCCCATCTTTAAACCCTAACCAATCTCTTGATGTGAGAACAGGAAGTAGGGTATTGCAAAAAGAAGACTTCTTTCAAGATGTAAAAGCATCTGTTAAAGAAATCTCAGTATCAGGTACAGCAACTACAGATGCACTTGATATGCTTTTAGAAAACATAATGGGAGAAGCAGAAGGTTCAGCGAGCGGTGTATATTCTTTTGCTTCAAATGCAGGTGTTCAATCAGTAGGAAAAACTGATTCAAGTCAAGCAGGAACCTTGCTTTCACTTATTATAATATCACCTTTAAGCAACTCAAATCTAGCTTTTAAAGACTGTGTTGTTACTTCATTGAATTTAAGTGGTGACGCAGGAACTGAAGGTGGGAGAGTTAAGTTTTCAGCTACATTTCAAACAGGAACTTTAGCAGAAGATCTTTCAGATGCTGCTTTGGGTTCTGGTGCCGATCAAGGTGTAGATACAGCGTTTGGAGCCGATGAAAACTATTTTATGAGTAGTTGGAGCGATACTTCATATAGAAAGATGTATGGAGTTGATGATTTGGTTATGAGTTCATTTTCATTGACATTGGAAAATCCTGCAACATTTTCAGGTCTTTCTTCTACAGGATATGAAATTGCTTCAAGAGCTGGAGAGTTTTCAGCGACTTTAGACGCAACAGTCAAATACGATGTAAATACTGAACCACTTATTGCATCTTTTAACAACCAAACACAAGAAGGTGCAACAGCATCACAAGCTACAATACTAAACAATGACGCAAGTCTTACTGATGGAGCTTTTGGCATAAGTATACCAAAATCAGTTCTTACAAATGTCGCATTTAATGAAGGTGATATTATGATGTTAGATGTATCAGTTAAAGCTGTTGGCGATGCAACTAACGCCTTAGTAGAAGTTGCTTGCTAATTAAAAAGGAGAACAAATGGAATTTAAACTAGAATCAGGAGATAAAGTTAAATTCAAAGAAGTTTCTATTGACGAAAGAGATATGCTTATGGATTCATTGGAGTACAACTATGATGAAAAAGGGCAAACAATAGGAATGAAGATGATGCAGACCACTATTACAAAATGGATTAGAACTTGCGTAGAAGGTGGTAATGACGACAAACTTCTAAAAAAGTTTAGTATTTCAGACAGAACTAACTGCATGATTGAAATGCAGAAGTGGATGTTTGTGGGGGAAGAGAAGCCCTCAGACTCGAAGTAAACATTCACTACTCAACTTGCCATAAGTGCAGGTTTCATGATTTTCCTTATGAATCTGAAGTTCCTATATCAGGATATGGAGTCAAAAGATTTGAAAGTGAACATGATGTATGGGAAATAATCGATCTCCTTATCGAGGAGTGTGAGGGCTTTAAAAAGCAAGGTCGTAATGTAGACACAGCAAAGGCAGTATATAAACAGCTACCACATTTTGCGTGTAATAACATCATATACGACAAGCAAAGTCAAATGGATATTAAAAAGTATATTTACTGTAAAGACTTTGGGATTTCAGCACACACAGGCTCATTTGGAGATCACCCAGCACGATGGGTAGACAAAACATTTATACTTAAATCAGCATTTGCTAAACAAGAAAAGGACGCTATAGATGGCTCAAGAAAAAATACTAATAAAATTTGAAGCTAAAGGAAACAAAGCCTTAGTTCGTGCAATAGAAGAGTTAGATAATGCAACTAGAGAGCTGACAGGTCGACAGAAAAAATTAGGTGATGGAGCAGATAATCTAAGAAATAAATCAAGGGGTTTAAATCTTGCTTTTGCAACGTTAAGGTCTAAAATGTTGCTTTTTTCGTTTGCTATGTCTATGGGTGTAAAGCAACTTTTAGATTTTGCTAAACAATCTGCAAAAATTGAAGGCATGAGAAATGCTTTTAATACATTACAAGGAACAACAGATGGAGCTACTATTGCAATAAGTAGACTCAAAGAAGCAACTGATGGAACCATGAACAATATGGATTTGTTTAAGCAAGCTAACAATGCCATGGTTTTAGGTATAACTAAAAATTCTGAAGAAATGGCAAGAATGTTTGATCTAGCACAAAGACTAGGTAGGGCATTGGGTGTTGATACTGCTCATGCGGTTGAATCTCTTGTAACAGGTATTGGTCGTCAATCAAGATTGATGCTTGATAATATTGGTATTATTGTAAAATCAGAAGAAGCCTACGAAAAGTATGCAATAAGTTTAGGTAAAACTGCTTCGCAGTTAACAGACGCTCAGAAAAAACAAGCGTTTTTAAATGCAACTTTAGAGGCAGCAGAGCAGAAAGTCTCAGAAATGGGTGAAGAGGTTCTTACTGCTTCAGATGCTTATTCAAGGTTTGGTTCAAACGTAATGAATGTAATGCGGGCAATCGGAGATGCTATAAATGTTGTTCTTGTTCCAGCCATGAATAGATTATCTGAAGTTATAGAATTTGATGTAGATATTGATATAGCTAAATCAACAAAGACTTTAACTATCTTAGAAAAAGCAATAAAACAACAACGAGAAAATTTAGCACGAGACCTTGCACTCCCTGTAAGCCTTCAAGGGCAAGATTTTGTACAAGAACGAATTAAAATTACACAAGAACTTATAAAGGAATTAGATGCTAGATATGCTGAATTAGCTGTGTCTATAGAAAAAACTGAAGAATCTTCTACAGAAATAGGACAATCTTTTGAAGATCAGCTTGTGGGTATAGAGTTGCTGAATCAAGCGTATGCAAGAAGCCTTGAAGGTCAAATAGCCCTCAAAGAAGAACAATTAGCATTAGCTGAAGCTTCTGCACTTCGTAATGATATGGATACTAAAGAAGCAGCCGCTCTTGTTCAATTACAAGCAGAGCTAGATGCTTTAATAGCCAAAAGAAGTAAAAACAACGAAGCTACCCTAGAAATGCTGTCATCAAATGAAAGAGCTTTTGTTTCGTTTGCGTCAAGACTATCAGATGTCTTTAAAGATGCTGCGTTAAATTCCAAAGATATGGCGGAAACATTCAATAAGGCTATTAGATCTATGGCGGCAGAAATAATGGCAAGAGCAGCTACATTTGCACTAATATCTGCTTTTGTGCCCGGATTTTCATCTGCAAAAGGTGGAGCAAGTTTTGCAAAGTTTGTATTTGGTCATACCGGTGGTCTCATTAAGGACAATGGAGATATTCAAAGATTTGCTAAAAGCGGATCGGTTAATGGTGGTGATAATGTGCCAATTATGGCTCAAGGTGGAGAGTTTATTATGAGTCGTAGGGCTGTTGAATCTGTAGGTGTAGAAACAATGAATAGAATAAACAAGACAGGTTCAGCAGGAAGTATAAATGTAAATGTATCTGGAAATGTAATGACTCAAGATTTTGTCGAGGGTGAACTTGCATTTGCCATAAAAAAAGCCGCAAGAAGAGGATCAGACTTTGGTATTAACTAAACCGAAAGTTTACTTTGAAAGAATATCGGTTTGCCAGAAATGTGAGTTTTTAAAGAAGATGAATAGATGTAAATTATGTGGGTGCTTTATGAACATAAAGGCAAGATTGGATAAGATGACTTGCCCTAAAAACAAATGGGATAAATAATGGCAACAAGTTTAGAAATACCTCAAACTTTTTTAAATGACATACAGTCTAGAAATCCCCAAATTATTCCCCTTATACACATAGAGTTAGAAGAAGAAACTTTAAAATTTTCAACTGTACCACTTAGCGTAACAGGTCAACGACCTTACCATCCTTTACTCTTAAACATCCCAAGGGTATCTCAAAGCGTAGATTTTTTTAGCAAAAAGTTTAAAACAAGCTCAATGAACTTAGATTTTAGCGACCTTACAGACTTTTTTAGTGATCCAGATACAAATATAACAAACAAACTGTTTGACAAAAAAGTTAAGGTATATTTTAAATCACAAAGCACTAGATTTGATAGTCCTGACTACAGCTATGAAGAAGCTTTAAAATATTGTTATTACGCCTATGATGGTTTTATAACAGAGGTGAACATAAAAAATCATGTAATATCTGTAGAGGTTGAGGATGTTACAGAGAAATCAGCAAGAGATACAAACATTCCATATATAACCAATGAGGTTAGCACTTCAAATTCTAACATACAAGGCACACCATCTGATAGGTCAATAGGTGAATACTTGCCTTATGTGTTTGGATATGTAGATCACTCTCCTTGCGTTACAGGTTCTGATAGAATATACACAGGAGCCATATCAACTAAAAAAACTGCATTACCTGAATTAGACTTACCTGATAATTTTATTATCGAACAAGCACAACCTGTTATACTAAAAAACGAAGGTCTTATAGATATAGCATCGACCCTTGGACAAGGTATTATATTTAGCACGTTATCTGTGTATGATAATAGCTTTAGAGGTCTTTCTTACGGAAATGATGGCACAGGCTCAATGCAAGACGCAGATTCAAACTTTAAATACGAGCCAAACAACAATTACATAACTTTTAATCCTTTTAATGAAAACAATATAACACGAGACGAGGTTCTTACTCTTTACGAAAAAAAGGTTAAAAATATAACTTTTACATCTCGACAAGCAGGGTGTTTTTTAACAAACAGCACTACAGATGAAGAGCTATTAATTGAAGGTGTTTTTAATACATCCCCCTATCAAGGAAGTGTAGATTCCTATCCCTATATTAATTTTGCAGAAACATTTGAAAATGAACTTACATACACAGGTTTAAATGATTATATAGTTTTAGATGGCTTTGGTGGTAAACATGCATCAATGTTTTTCAAAGAAAGCCCTTTTGATTCAGACAGAGACATAGAAATTGACATTTATCTTAAAATAAAAGGTACTGTCAACATAGAAAATATTGGCGAAACTACTACTGATTTCTTTGGAAATGAAAGTGAATTTCAATACACAGCTAAAGATACTTCTAGGATAGGATTTAGAACATTTGGATACCCCGCAGGAGCTCCCCTAGATGATGAAACTAGCTTTGCACCATTAAGTATTAATGATAATGTAGATTTAACACAAGATGTGAATGGTACTGCAACTGACATTCAGGGTTGGGGTCAGCTTGTTGGTGAAAATGCACTTTATTCTTTTACGCATGATAGTTTGTTTGGTGAGCATGAAAAATTTACTATAACACCCAATCAACCACATGTAGACACTACGCAAAATTTTATAAATTTAGGATTTTATGGGCAGTCTTCATTTGAGACTTCAAACTATTCGCACAGTTTGGATATTTATGGAATTAAGTTTATTACTAGAGCTTTGCTTGATGGAGCTAGAGATAAGGACTATTTTGTTAGAAGGTTTGGGTTTGATTTTGGAGAAGGCTATAAATCTACAGCTCCGCACAGAATAATGGAGTTTATAGCTTCAAACGACCTTTTAATACCTGTCAAGCAAACAGGAAGACATTCTATTGAGCATTTAGATTCTTTATACCTTAGAGAGTGGTATCTTCCTAATGATGAAGTATTCCCTATATTTACACCTGCTGTTGATAGTTCAACTGAAGATAATGGTGGTGCTATCTCAAGGGAGTCTAATGGAGACTTTAATTACTCTTTCTCCTTAAACAAAAAAACAAATATCAAAAAATTTATAGAAGACTTTTCTTTAGAGACTAATTTTATGCCTATGATCGATAAAGGCGAGTTAAAGTTTATTACATTAGAGGGATCTCTTTACGATAATTTAGAATATACATCTGGTAGCACTATTGGTAGCATTGTAACTACAGTAGAGGCAAATGATGTTATTGGGTACTCTTATAAAAAAACACCTATAGACGAAGTTGTGAATAGGCTTGTTATTAAGTATAAGAAGAATTATGGATCAAACGACTATGAGTATAAAATGAACCCTGTCGACGCAACCTCTATTTTCCCAAATTACGATATGAGTTATTACTCTTTAAGGGAAAAGGTTATTGAACTAGATTATATAAGAGAGGGCTCAACCGCAAAAAGATTTGGAAAGTATTATTTAGCAAACTATTGCAACCAAAGGCTACAAATAGATATGACGCTACCTTTAAAGTACTTGTACATAAATGTTGGAGATTTGTTAAAGTTTGATGATTTGCTTGGTAGTGACAATAAAAAGCCTTATGGTATAGATTATAGTAAAGACTTTCAAGGAGAAGACTTTGCTAACATTGTTAACGGTCAGCCAGCTTGGGGCAAGTTTATAGTAACCAAAGTCAATAAAGATTTAGATAAAATATCTATAACATGTTTGCAAGCACATGACACATCTAATGAGAATGTTGTTAATGTTGGGTGTATTGATAGCATTGGAGATGTTATCCATTACGAAGGCGATGGTGAAACACCAAGTGGCAATTACCAAGTTATACTTAGCCCTGAAAACTTTGATCCTAATGCGAATATAAACGGAAATAATTGTATTCATGTTGCAGGTTGTGCGGAATATTCAGATAGTGTGGATCCGTCTTCTTATGGTGCAGGCTCATCTCCGGCACAAGGCGTATTTTACACACCAGAAGATCACCCTCTTCCCGGTCAAAAAGTTACTCTCAATGCAAGTTCGTATTGGTGTAAATACCAAGAAGAGACTGAAGATGAGTTTACTGTTGTAGA